CTTTGAAAATTATTAAAGGCAGCACCTTTATATAGACAAGATAATCCACTCATGAGATTCTACTTTGCGAGAACCAATCCGCTCGCGCTAACGCGCTCGCGTGGGCCAGACGCACTCACTGGTAATATTAAAGTTCAGTGAGTGCGGCCCACGTGTCAGGCCCAACAGGCCCAATTACCTCTCTATATATGTTCCTCATTTTCCTCACTCACTGGTTAAGATAGAGTTTTCGAAACACTGTTTTGAGGAACCATGCCAAGACGTACAAACAACAACTCTTTCAGACTTCAAACAAAATATGTTTTCCTTACTTATCCTCATAGCTCCTCTACTGCAGAAAATCTCAGAGATTTTCTCTGGTCCAAACTCACATCTCTTGCTATTTTTTTCATTGCTATTGCTACTGAACTTCACCAAGATGGTTCTCCCCATCTTCACTGTCTTATACAGCTTGACAAAAGATGTGATATACGGGACCCTTCTTTTTTTGATTTTGAGGGAAACCATCCAAATATCCAACCTGCTAAGAACTCAAAGCAGGTTCTTGAATACATATCCAAGGACGGGAACATCATCACCAGAGGTGACTTCAGAAACCATCGAGTCAGCCCAACCAAATCTGATGAACGATGGAGAACTATCATACAGACTGCAACATCTAAAGAGGAGTATCTGGAAATGATTAAACAAGAATTCCCCCATGAATGGGCAACTAAGCTTCACTGGCTTGAATACAGTGCAAGCAAACTCTTTCCAGATATAGAACCACCCTATCAAAGCCCATTTCCAGATGAATTTCTTCACTGCCATGAAGAAATTACTGAGTGGCTTAACAGAGACCTCTATGTTGTAAGTGTAGATTCTTATCAACTACTCCATCCACATCTTTCTTTAGAAACTGCAACTGAAGACTTGATTTGGATGGACGATTATACCAGGAACCCGAACAACTCCAACTCCGGCGAAGATCCCTCTACATCTGCGGACCAAGTCGTACCGGAAAGACCAGTTGGGCCAGAAGTCTGGGAAGACACAACTACTTCAACGGAGGGGTCGATTTCACTACATACGACGTCAACGCAACATACAACGTCATCGACGACATCCCCTTCAAGTTCTGCCCCAACTGGAAGCAGTTAGTAGGGTCACAGAAGGATTTCACAGTTAACCCTAAATACGGCAAAAAGAAGAGGGTTAAAGGAGGAATCCCATGTATTATAATAGTTAATAATGATGAGGACTGGCTTGAGAGTATGTCAGATTCTCAGAGAGAATATTTTTATTTAAATTGTAAAATCCATATAATGAGTGAAGGAGAGACTTTTATTGCTTCGGCAGCGTCGAGTCACTAAACGTGCCTCTCCTTCTGACTCAGAGTTTATAATATAAGTTTGTTTTCTGTTTTTTGTTCATTTTTTGCGTGTTTTTTGTTATGTATTTATTTTTCAAGGTCATATTGTAAGATAAGAATATGTACAAAATAATAAAATAATTTATTGATTTCCAACGGATTTGAAGTACATTCTGAATCTACCCCCAACCCTTACAACAGCACCACCACTTGGTGCACAAACTAAGTACAATGCTCCACTCTTAATGTCAGCTACTTCACCTGTAGCTGAGTTCTTCCAATCAGTCCTTACGCCAAGTCTTTTAAAAAACTTGTTCATGTGTTTCCATTGAAACACAGGTCCAGGTCCAGCATACTTAGCAGGGTCTTGATCTTGTGTTGGATTCGTTCCATTAGAGGCCAAGATAATGTGCCAATGTTTTTTAACTACAAAGCGACGACTAACGTTCCGGGATACAGTCCATGTACCCGGGTAATCTTGATACAGAGTATCAAAAATGGTAGAGCATCCAGGCAGTGTATTACCCGGATCTTTGTCGTATACCAACCAGAAATGCACAGGAACACATGCCACCTTCTTGTAGAACGTAGGATCCAATGCAACCCAGCACTTAATAGCCATCTTGTAGGTATTAGTCTGGTTGGAATGTCTGCAATTCTCATTTGAACCCTGAGGATACATAGTGAAATGAGCAGTACCACCACCAGAGCGGAATATCATTCCATTTTTGTCCGTAGTCCAAAAATATTCAGCAACCTGTAAGGCAGGTCTAGGAGTAACTGGACAAGCAGGCGCATTTACCAGCTCTTCCAGTTCTTTTTGATTTTTCACACCAAGAGCTTTGTAGGCCTTGGCATATTTACCCTTCTTCCTTGAATAGGTTTTACCACTAAACGGTCCCGGCATCCTCTTGTCTTCGACTGTTAGGTCTACCTGGAGTGTTACCAAATCCTATCTCTGTTGTAGTCCTTTGTTTTTTAGCCTTCAATAGAAGAATAAGATCCTTAACGAATAGTACGTAAGCCAAATAACAGACACCAACGGAAATTAATATAACTATAAGGGCAACAAAGACTTTGTTAAAAGTCTCACCAGAAGAATTATGTGAGGTAGGCACTTCCTGATAACTTCCCGCGAAAGTTGGGGTATAAGAGTAATTTTCTCCAGGAAAGACTTGGTATTTAGCGGGAAGCAT